CTTCGTCACTCTGTTGTTTTTCAATCTTCTGGCATAGTTTAAGTATGCGAGAGCTTTCTTTACGCTCGGCAGGACTCTTGTCATTCATACTGGCCCAGAGACTGTTTTTTCCTTCTGCCTCGGCTTTGAGTCTGCGTTGTTCGCAAAGATCACTCCAACCGCTTAGATCCATTGGGTCTTTACGATTAGGATATACTGTGGTCCACCATAGGTAAAGCTCTTTGATTTCTTTCGCACGAAGGGCTTGTCCAGTTGGCTTTCCAAAATCTTTATGATCTTTCTCTACACCAAAGTCTTCGCCCACTGTCAAAGTCATGGCCCAGTCAAGGTGGTCTATGCCTGCTTGAGGACAGCGCCAAGTTCTCCAGCGCCACCAACCACTGGCCCAAAAAGGAGGATTGTACTTGGCACGGTCTTCTTTACTGCCCCAGGCAATATGCATCCATGCTGATTCTACTTCAACAAAGTCCACAAGCTCGTTGAAAAGACAAGGAAGAAAACGATTACCAACATCACGCCACTGACCGGGTGGTAGGTCTCGAGGATGGGCCGTAAGAGCGTGAGTGCGAGTGACCCAGCGATTGTTAATGTAATACTTAATAGAATGAAGTCCATCTGGAATAAAAAATACAAATCTTTGAGCATAGTCTAGACCTTCTTCAGCAAGCCACCAGCGGATAGGGTAGTCACGTTTTGCACGAACTTCCCAGTCGTTCCACTCTTCGCTGGTACCGGATTTAAGTTTAGTGGTACCGCGAAGCCAGTCAGCAAATTTTGAACAGGTCCAGTAGTGATTCATTTTTTGTTACCAAATAGTTGTAGTAGGCTTAAGAACAGATTGATAAAATCAAGATACAATGTTAGGGCACCCATTACTTCTTCTTTGCCAGTGTCTCCACTCACAGTTACGATTTCACGAATCTTCTGGGTGTCGTAGGCAGTTAGTCCTAAAAACACAATGACAGCAATGGCTGAAATAACCATTTGCATCACAGTACTGCCAATAAAGATATTGATGATACTGGCAATGATAATGGCAATAAGACCAACAAACATCAGTTGTCCCATGCTAGACAGATCTTTTTTGGTAAAGTATCCATACACGCTCATGGTACCAAATAATACTCCAGCACCCATAAACGCAGTAAAAATACTGCCCATTGTGTAAATGGCAAATATAGTGGCAAAGCTCAATCCCATCAAGGCTGCAAATACCTGCAGGAAGATTTGCAAGCCAGTCTTATCTAGTTTTTCTTGAGCAAATGTCATTCCTAAAATTGCCACCAGTGGTGCAAAGATAACAATCCATTTTGTTACACCTGTGAAAAAGAACTGTAGGAGTTCGGGTGTAGTTCCTACCAAATAACTGACCACCATGCTGACTAGCACGGCAATTCCCATGTGGCCGTAAACACGACTCATTGCTTCGTTAATTTCTGTGGCTGAACGGTAAGTTGCTGTTGCGTACATAATTTCTCCTTTAAATTGGCTGTTTAATACTTTTAATTATACACTAGTTTTAGAATCGTGTCAAGATGATTCTATTTTGCCCCATTTGATTTTTAACCAAATTCTTTCCATAATATAATGCAAGGTGGCCAAAACCATGTGTATCAATATGGCATCGCCTAGGCCAGTCCATATTGCGGTGATGAGCAAGGCTGCGATTCTATAACTGACGGTCCTTGCTATCGTTCTTTTATGAGTTTCCATTATATTTTTCTCTGATATCCTGCTAGATTAAGCAACATGCTATATTGCTCGTAGGCTTTTTGTACAGCTTGATTAGTATGCCTATAGTGTGCTTCTTCACGCTCTTTGTCCATAAGTGTCTGAAACATATCAACTTCGCCTTGACTGTGTCGTTGCCACTTAAAGAACTTGCTCTCCATTTCTACCAATGATCGAAATCGACCTTCGGGTACCTCTACAGTAAACACCCGTTCAGTCTCGTACTCTACAAAATCTTTGCGAATAATGTCGGCACGTTCTGGGTCTGTAAAAAACTTTGGAGGATGATATCGCGCCCTACGCTTTTGATCGTTTAGAATACGAACTTCGTAGTTGTTGCAAAACTGATCTAATTCTTTAGACATTTTTTACTAGACCATCGGTCATTGGAAAAATTTCAGCAATCACCTTGGCACATGCAATAGCAACTTCTTGATGTTCTAGTTGTGTGCCATTGGCACTACGCAATTCAATAAAGTGAATCCATGAACGCAAAGTACCGTTCATATATAAACGACTTTCTGTAAGACCTTCTGGTAGTACAGCACGGGCTTGTTCTTTTGCTATGCCCTTATCGATAGCTTCTGTGTAGGCAATTTTGGACTGTTCGATGATCCATTTTTGTTTAGCATCCCACCATGCTTGTAACTCTGTATCATCTGAGGCGATACTGTTCTGTCTATTTTTAGGGTCTTGTAGTCGTGCTTCTCGCAATACAAACGACAAGTCTTTAGTAGGATCAGCATATCGCTGACTGAACTCTTGGAAACTGAAACTTCTGTGTCGCAAGATTTGTCGGGCAATATCTCTTGTTGTTGTGATTTCAATACAGGCGGAGACCATTTCAAGTGGGCTCCAGTGTTGGTGTTTGACCAAGTATCTGATAAGTTTTTCTGATGTGTCTGTGTTGAGTTGATTGGAAGGATTGCTGACACGGGCGCAATACGCAATGAGTTCCTGTGCATCCGAGATGCCAAGATCTGCAAATTCTTGTGTGGGTTGACTGTAGCTGAGTAATCGAACATTCATTTATTAATCCTTAAATATAAACATCGAAATTGATAGCGCATCGTGGTCCATTTTTAGGAACGCCACCACCGTGATAGATCGATCCATCGAATGCTACTACCCTGCCTCTCTTGGGAGAAACAGATTTTATAATTTCATTTTTTTCGTTAAAGAACACAGTGTCTCCATCTGCGTCATTAACATAGTATAACACAACCAAGTGGTCGAAGGGCAAGTCCACATGTGGTGAATAGTGTTCTAATTGGGTATCATATGGGGTAACAATAAAGATCCTGCCCACAATAATTTCTTTCATTTGTTTGCCAATCTCTGCACAAACTATCTGAGGTATCAAACTAAAATTAGGCAGGTGTTCTGATAGAGTATGTGACGATTTTAATAGATGTACAAAGCTCATCGGTGCATACTGTTCGTTTGCTGACAACTCATATTTGACTTTTAAGGGAACAGTCGGGTGCATTTGTTTATCACCCGACTTTCCTAATATGCTCAATTCAAAATAATCCTGTAGATGTTCTGGAATAACATCGTCAAGAATCCAAATACTCATTCCTCTTTATCTTCCTGGCAAAGTTTTTCCATCAATTTGTAATGTTCATAGGCCTTTTTCAAAGCCGCAAACTTTTCCATCTTGGCTGGATCGGGTACAAGGATTGCCAATCGTTCTTCCATGGTTTTCATAAAAGCCGAAAGACTTCTTCCGCCTACAGTGATATCAGTGCCTTCTGCCATTTCAATGCCGCCAGTTGAGATGCTAACAGTACTTGGCGGGGAATTAATTGTGTAGCCACCGGTACCTGTATTCCATGTGGTATTGCAGATACCGCCAACTGTTATTCCTGGCATATTGGTGTTAATGGTATTGATATTGTGGTAACAAAGACCACCAATGCCGCCACCACTGTAAGTATAACACGGTATGCAAACCGATGCAGAGCTAGCTGCGGTTTGTGAATTATATACACTGGAACCACTGAGAGTGATAGTGTCAGTGGTCCCGTCGGTGTAACTAATATTAACCGTTGAACTGTCATCAACATCATCACTAGCTTCTACAGCTTTTTTGAGTTGATCGAGCATTTTCATTTTACTGTGCCTTGGCTTCTTTACGAGCGTTCTTTTCTGCTGTGATTTCGTTACGACGAGCTTTTACACTCTTGGCCACTTCTTGTAGAGCTTTACGAGCACGGGTACCAGCAGCTGAATTACCTGCTGTGAACTTTGCATCTTCTGCTAGGAATGTTTCGAAATCTGCTTTTAGTTGTTCTACTGTGTTTGACATAATATTTTTCCTTTAGTTATGTTATTCTACTTATTGTAAAATTTGGTATGGTCGGTAGGACTTGAACCTACAAAGGCTGCGACTACGTCTTTGCCCCGTCCCCTTTCCGCACTATGAGTACGGCGGGAGCTTTGCCGATTTGCTCACGACCACATGTACAGTATATACTCATGTTTGCGAAGATACAACCTAATAGCGGTTAAATATTGTCAGTTTATGATATACGACTTTCAAAAAATTCCATTTCAGCATATAGTTAAGTTTGGACAACGTACAATGTTATCCTCACCCTTGTTCTCAACCAGTTGGATCCTAGGCCGATTCTGTAATTACAGTTGTTCCTATTGTTGGCCATATGCTCGAAGTGACAAAATTGATCATCAGGATTTTCAAGTTTATAAAAATACAATTGATGAAATAAAAAGGCAAGCTCGAGAAAATGGATTTAACCAATTTCATTGGAGCTTCAGCGGCGGTGAGCCCACTGCTTATAAACAGTTAAACGATCTTGTTAAACACCTAGACGAAAAAGAAAGCACATACCAAAGCATACATATGACTACCAATTTGAGTCCGGGAAGCAAATGGTGGAACACCTGGTGTAAGAATACAGAGCTGCTACAACGCAGAAGTATTACAGCCAGCTTTCACGATGAGTTTGCCAAAGAACAAGAGTTTGGCGACAAGTGTTTACAGTTACAATACGAGCTAGTACACGTTACAATCAACCAAGTAATGGTACCAGAAAAGTTCTACGAACTGTATGAAAGGTTAGAACGTTTTCACAAACGTGGAATCAATGTAACACTCAAACCTCAAAGTGATCCAACAGCCAGCGGTATCGTAGATGGTTACACAGAAGAAATGATTCATCTAATGCAAACAGGCTTCCCTCAAAAATCACAAGGTGAAGAACTCTATCAAATAGCATTGTACGAAGCAGACGGCACTGAACATTTATTTGATCAGGCAGAACGATTCAATGCATTTGGTTTTAATAAATTTAAAGATTGGAATTGTAATGCTGGCTATCAAAGTGTTATAATAAGAGGCAACGAAGTTAAACGCAGTTACAGTTGCCACGACAGCATACTAGGAACCCTTGAAAACGGATTCACATTATTTAACGAACCAAAAAAATGCATCACGCCTAGTTGTGTGAGTTCGGCAGATTCAAAGATACCCAAATGCAAATAACCAGCGTACATAACAATTGGAAAAACGATGTTTTAAATATCGATCTAAGCCTCGGTAACATTTGCAATTACAAGTGTTGGTACTGCTGGCCAGGTAGTAATGAAGGCAATTACAAGTGGCCAGACCTAGACCTGTTAAAAACAAACATCACGCATCTAATCAATCACTATTTAGAAAATAGTAATAAAAAAGAAATTGATATTCATTTTGTAGGAGGCGAACCTACACATTGGCCAAAGCTATTTGAGTTCATTACTTTTCTTAAAGAAAATTTTAATTGCTTAATATCAATGACCTCCAATGGTTCAAAAAAACTCGAATGGTGGAAACAGGTAGCTCCGTATTTTGATAGAATACAGATCAGTTGCCATCAACATTATGTTGATCGAGAGCACCTACGAGAAATTTGTGACATGCTTTATGAAAATGATGTTACAGTCAGCGTGTCAGTAATGATGGATCCCGACTGTTGGAACGACTGTATGTCAACCGTAGACTATTTAAAAAACAGTAGACACAGTTGGACTATTAGATATGTTGAGTTGGTTCACGACAAAATACAGTATACCGAAGAACAAAAGAATATCATTAAGAATCATCGTGCTAGGAGAGTAAATTGGTTGTGGTTCTGGAGACATAACAAATACTATGTCAGTAAAATAAAAGTTGTTGATTCTAAAAATAAAACTCATAAATTTAAAGATAACGAAGTACTACTAAAACGATTGAATAATTTCCACGGGTGGGAATGTAGTGTAGGAGTAAACTGGATACACGTGGGCATGGACGGGACGATATCCGGAACATGCGGTCAACTTCTTTACGGTAACTCACAGAATTTTAATTTGTACAGCGATACTTTTGTAAAAGACTTTGCCCCAAACATTGTTCCTGCAATATGTACAAGAACATCTTGCGTGTGCAGCATCGAAACCAACATGCCAAAGAAACAGATATCATCAACTAACAGAGTTATTCCGATATATGCAGATTGATACAGAACACCTACACTACTGGATGCAGGCCATTAGGCAAAGCGAAGATCCAAAACGAACCATGGATGCCTTTTGGTCGGGCCAACTAAAAAGCAAAGAATGGTTAATAGTCAATCTAAGAGCACATATAAAAAAGTTTGTTAGCATTGACATACATGGCGGCTGGGTAGGAGTGTTGGCCAGTATGCTATTTCAAAGTGATGTTCCAATCCTTAATATCCGTAGCATCGACATTGATCCCACATGTGAACCAATAGCTGTTAACATGAACAAGATTGAAGAAATGGTTGGAAAATTCCGTGCGGTTACCGCAGACATGTGTTCTATACGTAGTGACGCTGACGTTATTATTAATACCAGTTGCGAACATATTACACAGGACCAATATGATTTATGGTTAAGCGGGCATCCGCAAAATAGTCTATTGGTATTACAAAGCAACAATTATAATATTCCAGAACATGTTCGTACCGCTAGCAGTCTAGAAGAATTTAAAACACAATGTGGTATTAATGTTGCGTGGGCAGGTGAATTAGAATTACCACTATACACTCGGTATATGGTCATTGGTACAATTAAAAAGTAGAATCAAACCCTCTGCTGTTTTTTCTAACAGTGCCTTCAAACCAAAAATCAACATTGAGAGCGTATCGATCCACATCGCTTTTATTTGGCTGTGTTTCATGTAACATATGACTAGGAAAGAAAACAATCATGTTATCCTTGGGGCTAACTGAATAAATTTTGGTGTTAATAGGTGTGTGCGTGTGATAGTCAAGGTCAATCATTGACGGAAACAAATTAAGATAGTTTGGATCTTTTCTAAAAACAAGATCCCCACAGCTGTCATTTGCCTGCAAATATGCAGTTGCCGTAAACAAACTAGTACTATGAGTGTGTCTAGGATTAAACTCATCTTTATGATGCCTTGTTAACCAGCTGTGTCTAATCTTCAAGTTAATAGACCAGTCAGCACAAATAACCTCTCTCCAATATATTTCAGCAGCAGCCATAATTTGTTGTTTTAATTCAAAAAATTCTGCGTATTGATCAAGCACCTGCCTCTCTTTAGAGATAGATAAGAAGTAATCTTCTTTGCTGTACCACGGGACGTACTCTATGTTTTTGGCAAATGCAATAACCTCAGTTGGTATTGGACCAATGAAGCTGGTAGAAATTGGAACAGAAAATAAGTGTGCGGTATCCATGCCAGTATTTATGAACTACCAGCATTGCCTAAAAAATATTTACTTGTGATTAAATATTAGCCACATGTTTAAATTTAATCAACTAAAAAGCATACATTTAGAAATTACCAATCGTTGCCAGGCTCGTTGTCCAATGTGCAGTAGAAATATACACGGCGGAGTTGATAACCCAAATTTAGTAATAGCTGACTGGACTCTAGATCAATTTAAAGAAATTATAACTTTAGAAGTTGCCACGCAAGCTGATCATATTTACTTTTGCGGAAACTTTGGAGATCCTATAATTAACTCGGATCTAATTCCAATGTGTCAACATTTAACAGATCTAAATCCAAAGCTGCGAGTTCGTATACACACTAACGGTGGTGCCCGTAGTACTGACTGGTGGGCCAAGTTGGCCAAAGCATTGCCAGCAGATCATGTTGTTATTTTTGGTATCGATGGACTTGAGGATACTCATCATCTTTATCGCATTGGTACTAAATTTGAAACTGTGATTAAAAATGCACAGACATTTATGAAAGCAGGCGGCAGAGCTGAATGGGTATTCATCAAGTTCAAACACAATGAACACCAAGCAGACATTGCAGAACAAATGGCCAAGGATCTAGGATTCAGTCAATTCACCATGAAGAATTCTAACAGGTTTGTCGGCGGTCCTGAATTTGATGTGAGAGACTTAAACGGTAATGTAATTTACAAATTGCAACCACCAACCGACAATGTGGTAACCTTTATCGATCGTAAAGTAGTTGACAAACTAGATGATTGGGTTAACACATCAACAATCAATTGTAAAGCAGAGCTCGAAAAAGAAATTTATATAGATGCACATAGACAGGTGTATCCGTGTTGTTTCCTTGCATCTGCACCATACTATCATGTAGATAGTGACAGTATTGTATTACCTGTAAAGCAACGGATAGTTGACGAACACACAGTATTAATGAACACATTGGGATCGACACTATCATCAACTGATAAGTCAATTCAAGAAATTCTAGATTCTGAATCATGGCAAACTGTATGGGCAGAGTCTTGGGAAAATAAACGATTACTAACCTGTGCAAGAATATGCGGTACAAGTGAAAAGCAATTGTTTTCTAAGCCAGCAGATCAATTTGTAAAAAGGGTCAATTTAAATGAATGAAGTATTTTGGTTGCAGCCCGAATCCACACAGTTAGGTCACTGGCAACGTAAGGTATCGGAATTAAGTTCTTCTGATACATTCTGTATCTTACCGTGGATACATTTTGCTACCAGACCCAACGGCGACATGAGATTGTGTTGCTCGTCTAATGCTAGCGGCGCCGGTAATGATCATACAGTGGGACTGGTTAAAAATGAAACCGGTCAACCTGCTAACTTTGGCAGAGAAACTCCAATGAGTGCGTGGAACAATGAGTACATGCGAAGTGTTAGGACAACCATGTTAGAAGGCAAGATACCTTCTAGTTGTACCAAATGCTTTCAAGAAGAATCAAACGGTGTCGCCAGCAAACGCATGTGGGAAACAGGTTCATGGATTCAAGACGACATTGATATTCCAGAACTGATTAAACAAACACAAGAAGATGGGACAATCCCAGAGAAGCTAGTTTACCTAGATTTGCGATTAGGCCATACTTGTAATTTGAAGTGCGTGATGTGTAGCCCGCATGACAGTAGCAAATGGGTCGCTGATCATAAAAAGATATTTCCCTTGTTTGAACACAAAGAACTTAAACAACAGATGCAGTGGGATCGAAAAGATTTTAATAACAAGTGGCATGAAAATCCAGACTTCTGGAAAGAGATGTACGCACAAATTCCTAACCTAAAGCAGGTTTACTTTGCTGGTGGGGAACCATTAATGATCCGTGAACACAAATGGTTCCTTGAAGAAATTATTAGACAAGGATATGCAGACAAAATCCTTATACGTTACAACACAAATGGACTATTAG